AGGAGGGATTATATCATTATTACTGAAAACCTCCACCTCAATAACTTAGGCTCTACTCTACTTGCTTCGTGTATATACTATTAATACATACCTTATTTTCAACTAAGAATATTGTCTTAGTATATAGCTTTCGATAGTCGTTGAAGAATAATTAAAAATTATAATCTTTAGAAATGTGTGTGTATCTATCTTTACTTCTTATTCTATTTAAAGTTCTATATAAACTTCCCTTCTTATTTTTATCTTGATTGTTTATATCAAATCCCATGTTTTTTAATATTTCCTTATTATTCATATTAGTTTCCATATACTTGCATATAGTATGTGCTTCATTATCAGAGAATAGTTGATCATTTCTACTGGATTCTGGAATATTATATAGACATGATATAGATTTCCATATTTTCTTATTTTTAATTGAAGATATAATATCTTTCATCTTTTCATCATAACCTATTCCAGCAAAATTACATACATCTTTATAGTTCATTCTCTCTTGTAAAGCTTGACATATTTTATGTACTGTATTGTTATCCAATTTAGCCCAATCATGTTCTTCTCCTTGTTTTCTTAACCCCATTCTATATGAATGTAAACCATTCTCACTATTATTACACCATTCTAGAACACATGTTTCATTAATTGTTTTTATACCAAGCATATGATTTACTTGATATGATTCAGGGTTTTCTATTGGATTGAAACACATCATTACTAATCTATGAATAAGAAAATCTTGGAATCCGTTTATACATGCTAATTTTATTTTTTCATATCCTCTACCCACATTAGTCAAATTCATATTACACATACTAAATTCACTATAAACCTTCCCGTAATTACTCACTAAATAATATGGTTTTACATAAGGAATATAATCTGATACTCTTCTCCATTCTTCTATTAATGGTGGTACTCTATACATAAATTGATTCAAATTTTATCACCTCTTTTAGTTATTATTTTATTACACACATTTCTAAATTAATATTTTAATTATTCCTGCTGATTATTCCTTGTTAATATTCCTTAGCACTTTAGATTCCCTAAAGCTTTTATTTCAGCTTAGAACAGGTCTATATATTGTTTCTACTTTCGTAACCATTTCTCTATTAGATTATGGTTTATAGACTTTTGTGAACTTCCCAGCAATTAAGAGAGTTATTCGACACTATATTACTATAGTGAAGTCCCAACACATTTAGGATTCCTGTTTAGCAAAACTTTCGTTCCATTATCGACTCTAATAATATCTCTAATGATTTTTACTAGTCTTTGATCCACAACCATTTGTCCATGCATCCAAATACTATAAGCATCTGAATATGAAATGCTATACATCTTTTGTAATATGTTTACAATACGTTGTTGTAACAATTCAACCATTGCTTGGTATGGTAGTATACATTCATCTACTCTAAGTCTCCAGTTACTAATAATTACATCTCTATTAGAAAAAGAAGATCTACCACCAAAGCATTGTCTTAGTTGTCCTTTCTTAGAAGATAATATGTTTTCAATCTCTCCATATAATTCTTGATATTTTAAACACAAATCATATAGTAATTGATTTTTTGTTTTCTTACCGTAAGAACTCCTTATGTACTTGTCGTTTAATAAAGTAACTAATTTAGTCATCATATGATACTGAGCATTAGAACTTTCGAATATAAATTTGTCAGACGTCGTTTCGGTAGGTCTGAGGAGACTAGAGAACACGGCAATAGATTGTGTAAATACTTTATCTCTATTCTTCATGATGTGGTCATATTTTTCTTTCTTCTTAGGAGTATAATAGAACTGCATGATCTCGTCAAATTTCTCTTTAAAATCTATTAACCCTAAACCAAAATATCTTTCTTCTTTCTTTTCCTTATCTGGTTGATATTCTACAATTATTTTATGCCCATTTTGATCTTTCTTCTCTTCATATCCTATAATCTTTTCAAATTTCTTAGGAGAAATATATGATGCTATTGCTTTAAATAGATTAGGATGTATAATCCAATAATTTTGAACAGTCATCCAACCAAATATATTTAAATTATCATCTACATATTTTACTTTAGTCCCACAATCTGGACATATAGCTCCGTTATGAATTCTTTGATTAACATTACCACATGTACATTTGTATCTATTATCAAACGCATTTATATCTCCTAGACCTTGTCCAAATTTAGTAGAGAAAATACCTGATGGATTCTTCAGATCTTTCTTGAATGAACTTTGAATTCCACTAAGAACAAAACCATCCTCATATAATATATTATATTTCTTGTCCTCATCCATATTAATAACTTCTAGTGTGGGTTCATATGTAAAATTCGGATTATTAGGATACGAGCATTTTACCTCAAAATTTCCCATTTATATTTTTCTCCCTCCAGTATAAAGTATATTTTATTTAATAAAACTATCACAATACAATCATCCCCTCTCAATATTATAATATATAATTATAACGGATATTAAAAAATAAAGAGGTTTTTACACCTCTTTATAAATAATAAATTATATATAGAAAACCTCTCAACATTATATAGTTTGTGTATATTTATTTTTCTATAAATTCTACTAATAAATGAGGTTCATCATATATTGATTCATTACCTGAATCTTTATATGATACTATGATTTTATAACCTTCTTTAATATCATCAAATTCAAAACTTGTACCAGTACAATCTATATCTGTAGAAATTCCTATTTTATTAATTGAGTGTAAATAATAAATTTCGCTATCTGTGAATACACATTTAGTTATTCCAAAATCAACAATTATATTATTAGTACAAATATTACCCATATTGATTTCTTCTGATAATGTTATAAGTTCTTTTAATCTTTCTATTTCATTTATTTTTTCTTTTATACCAGATATTATTTCTTCTTTATTTATCTCTTGCAAATTACCTAATTTATGATGTTTCATTACAATAGATTCATTGTCACCAAAACAATGTTGATCTAAAATATAAGGTCCTTCTATTTTACATTCATTCACTTCTCTTATTAATTTTTGACCATTATCAAAATCTAATTCAAATTTAATTATATCAGATATTGTCACGGGTTTAATTATATAAACCATAAACTCAAATAATCTACAATATTTTCCCTCTTCATTTATATACCAAATATGTCCTTTTTTATCCATTTATAATTCCTCCTAATTTATTGATTCATACCAAGGGGTCAGCCTTAGTATTATCAGAATTTGGTATATACATACCAGTGCAACAAAAAGAAATACGGCAAGATTTATTATTTTTATTAAGAGTATGATATCCTTCTAAACCTCCATCTCTGTCACATATTCCCGTTATTTTAGTTTCAATAAATACATCACAATTTGAAATGAATTTTAATATTTCTTCTTCACTATCATGATTAATTAACTTTTTAACTACTTTAATAGAATTTTTAAATCCAAGAACTACTCTTAAGGATCTGGCTGCTCTAGGGATAGCTTTTTTATTAGTCACATTATTTCCTCCTTATTTTTTATAGAATAAATTTATATCACCAAATCCACTTTCTTTAGCAATCTTATCTAACTCTTCTTTATTATCTAAATGTACAAAGAAAACTCTATCTTTATTTTTGGTTATAACACTTTTAATTTTATTAAAATTGGTATGTGGACATCCCGCAAAATCTTCAAAATAAACATCATGAAATAAATATACATTTTCACTTCCTAATCTATTACATTCAGATCTAAAGATACTATGTATTTCTGGATGTACATCACAAGTATCCCATACAAATATAAAAGTTTTATCAGAACGATTTATTATATATCCATACGAATACCAATCATTATATATATTATGTACTAATTTTATAGTATTTATTTTGAATTTAACAGCACTATTAGTAGACGTTACACAATATCCTTTTTCACCTCTTATTGGTGAAGAATGAAAATCCGTACTATATAATTCTTCTCCAATTAAATGATCATTTAGCATATCTCTCATTTTTGATTGTTCAGGATATATTATTTCAGGTATTATCTTTTTAGTATGATAACAATATTCTATTAGGGTAGGTAATGAACCTGTATGATCTGAATGCATGTGTGTTATTAATATATTAACGTGTTTTATATAATCATATTTATTCAATATTTTCTTTACTTTAGGAAATACATCACTACCACAATCAATTAATATTAATGTATCTAGCTCTATAAAATAACAAGAAGTATTACCTAAGTCTGTATTAAATGCCGAACCTATCCCTAAGAATTCTGGGACTTTCATTGTTATAAAAGAACTTTCTTCTTTTTCTTCAGAAATGTCAGATTCATTCTTAGTTTGAATAAATCCCCTAGCTTTAATATCGTCTTTTAAATTCATTTTGTTACATTCTTGATCTATATCGAGTTCTTTCATTTGTTTATAATTTTGATCAGAATCCAGATATGCATTTCCCCATACTTCAGGAAACATAAGAGGAGTCATAGATTTCATCTCTTCTAATCCTATATCAATAGTTTCTGTAAACATATAAACCGTAATATGACGATTTAATGATATATAGTTTTGATATTCAGCACCTTTACTTAAATCAGTAAAAACTCGTACTAAAGGTTTTCCATCCAATGAAAATAATACTACATGTAATTGGTTTTCTTCAGTAGGTTCTGGATGTGAATCTTTCCATACTTTTATAAAATTATTATCGGTGTATTTTATTTCGTTCGATCCTCTATCAAGAGTTTCTGTAAACATACCTTTTGTGAATATATTAGTCTTTAATGATATAAATTTAACATAATCAGAACATTTGTCTAGGTCTGTAAAAACTCTTACCGTAGGTAATCCATTCTGATCAAATACTACAATATGTACTTGGTTTTCTTTGATTTTCTCTTCCATTTATAAACATCTCCTTAAAATTTGATTTATATACACTTATATAATATATAGTTGTAGGAGATGTTATTCGTTAAAATATAGAGAGGGATAATCCCTCTCTATCATCCTCTTGAAGATTTAGCACCATTTCTAATAGCATTCATATCATTATTTAATTTATTTATAACTTCTGATGGTATGTTTTCTAAATCATAATTCATAGATTTTAAAATGTTATTATTATCCAATCCGTCAGAGATATGATTTAATATAATTTCTATTTGATTATCATTAAAAATTTGATAATGAGGTTTACTGATATCAAAATTATATTGTAAGGATATATCAGACCAACTACGATTATGTTTAATTGAACTAAGAATATCGCTTATACTTTTATCTACATCTCTATTCAACATAATTCTAGATATATCTTTATACGGCATCCCTATTTGTAAGTATTTGCATATTTGATGGACTTGTTCATTTGTCAGAGTAGCATTATATTTAGTTTCACATTTAGAGACCAAATTCATTCTCATTGCGTGATCCATATTTTCTCTATTAGTACAATATTCTAATACTTCTATTTCATTTATTGTTTTAATACCCAATACATGATTTACTTGATATTTTTCTGGGTTTGGTATTGGGTCAAAACATAACTTTACTCCCCTATGAACAGAGAAATGTTTTTCTTCTCTATTACCAACATGAAATTCTGGTTTTAATCTTAATTTTAACTCTTCATAACCTTTCTTACTTATTTTTGGTTTTAGATTTCTATTTGCAACTTCACTATATATTTTCCCTTTATTAGTTATTGTGTATATATCTTGAATTTCTGGAAAATAATCAGCTATTCTTTCCGTTGATTCGGGTATTATTGGTATTCTAGTCATAAACGTTTTCATTTAAATCATCACCTCTAACAGTATGTACGACCTATAGTAAAAAAATAAAATATAGAGAGGAATTATCCTCTCTATAATGAATAATTAAAAATGTCCTGTAAAAGCTTTAAGTGGATTCATCTCAGTAAATTTAATTGTAGAATCGTGGAAACCCTTCATCGTTTTTTGTTTTTGAGTTGCTGCTATAATAGATAAGGCTAGACCTATATTCTTAAATCCTAATCTAAAGAACATGTTTCCAGCACATTTATTACAATATCCATTTTTCGATTCACACATATTAGAGAATCTCATTTTAACAACTTTATTTATATATTTTTTCATATTTTTACTTGTCATTTCAATTAAATCTGGACCATCAATTATATAATTATACATATATTCTTCTACATTTTTATCCGTTAAGAAAACCTCAATATATCTTTTAGTTAAACAATCAGATCCTCCGTCCATGAGTACGACATGTTGATACGCGGACGATATTTGCTTCTCTTTGTAACCTCCAAGTGCCGTTAAACGGCTTCTACCATAAGGTCCACTAGCCAATGAATTAGACATAGGAGCATAGTCTTTTTTAGATATACCATTCATATAATTACTCATAATTATATTATATTCACCAGTGTCTGGGTCTCTTGTAGCACCTTTACTAACAAACATGTTTTTAAAGTTATTACCAAAGCTTCCTCTTGCACCAGAATCAAATAAATCCATAGACTCATCACCATCTAAATACACTCTCATGTAATCTAATACTTCTTGTTCCATTTGATCAGCAGCAAAAGGATCTTTAGCATCTATTCTCTCTTTATATTTCTTCTTATATAATTCATTTAATTTCTTAGCTGCTACTGTACCACAGGTTAACATTTTTTCACTCATGGTTGGAGAAATTATAGAAACAAATGGCATGAACTTTTCACATCTCATAAAAAAATAATCCATGTCATCTGTAGTAATATCATCTTCCATTAAAGCATAAGATAATCTGGAATTCATTTTACCAAACTCTTTACCATTTATAGTTTTATTTATATAACCATCGAATACATGTGTAAATTTCTCTGATATAAAATGGATATTAAACATCCATAATCCAACAGTTGTTAAGAAAGGTTTTTTATTCTTCCAAGGAGATTCACCATAAGCATCCTTAGGAATCATTATTTCATCATAAGGATTAAATCTTGCTTTACCATTAAACTCTCCAAACATTTTTATTACTGTTGATTTAGTAACATCAGAAGGTTTAAGATTTAATATATATTTTACATCTTCTTCTTTATCAATCATTTTAGGATATCTCAATTATAATACCTCCTTTCAGAAAAAAATAAAGAGCTACCTAAATAACTCTTTATGTTTAAAATCACCTACATATTTCAGCATATTTCATTATATAATTAGAAACTAAACTATATAATTCTTCATAACCATCTTCTTGTATATCAAGCATTTTTCCATATACATATGATTTGTCTTTTAAAGCTAAATTTACATTAATCTCTATCTCATATAATATATATGCTTTATTATCTATAATCTGACATACTTTATGTAAATGTTTTTCATTCATTATATTTATATGATCAAATATAATACATATTCCATTTAAATTATCTTTTTCTAAAGTCCATATAGGTTTTCTTAAAAAATTATTATTTAATTTTACTAATATATAAGGTATATCAACATTATTTATATTATTATATACTAATACTTTTAAATCACCTTCATATAATTTCTTTTCCATTTATATTACCTTCTTTCAAATTATTAATTATGTATTCATTAATATATAATCATAATTTGTATTAGATAATATTATGGAAGTACTTGATATATTATATCAAATGCTTTATCTTCATCTATTAATAATTCTGTAGTAAGATTTAATACTGTATATGGTCTTATATCTTGGAAATAATCAAAACCATTTATTGTCTTCTTCCATGCAGTTAATAATGATATTTGGGATATTCTAGCATCAGCCATAGATGTTGTATATCTAAACCAATCTCTACAATCATCTGTTGTTATTTTAAAGTAGTATTGAATAAATGATTCTACTTCTTCTTTCTTTGCTCTTTCAGAACTATATATATTTTCATCTATAGGAGTTCCATCTAAGAATTGTTGTTTATATTCAGGAGTACCTTCCCATGTTTTGAAATTATAAGCTATTCTAGCATCACCTTTTTTTCTACCAAAATATTTAGCTCTTTGTGCTACTGTAATATCATTAGCAACTGGTACATATTTAAATGGCACTAGATCTTCAGGTTCAATTCTTGAAGCATATTTAACTAACTTCTTTTGAGATAAATCTGGACCACTACCATTCTTACCAACAGCAATTAAGAATACGTATTCACCAGGTCTACCACCTTCTCCTGTATATGGTTCATTAACACTATTATCTAATACTAAATCAGTATTATATGTAGGAGTCCAAATCTTAGGTTTTATTACAGGACATATTCTTTGAGCATTATAAGTAGAACCTGCGAGTACAACTTTATTATGTAATGGATCTGAACCAAAAATATCTTTACCAGTTGCATGATCTTTGATAAATATACGATTCTTTCTACTAAACTCATCAATTTGATTTTTGTCTGTTATATTTATCCTATCACTTACTTTTACTATTTCATTTTTAAGTATAATCATTATTTATTCCTCCTCTTTTTCTTTATTTATATGTTTTCCTCTTCTAAATCTATCTTAGTATCATTTATAAATAATCTTTCAGTAATTCCTATATTGGTTCTCTTAGTCAAAGTACCATATATTCTTATTACATCTTTTATACCAACTTCTGATTTTTTATTTAGATAAACATATGTTGATGATATTTTATCTACTATATCTATTAGGTCTGAACAATTTCTAGGTTTATTATTATAACCATGAATATATATTTGTTCTCTAATATCTATACTATCTTTTTTATTTAAATAAATATTCAAAATTATATTATCTAATATTCCAATCATATCACTTTTATGCAATTCATAATTAATTCTAATTCTATCTATGATACCAACAGCGTTATCTAATTTATCATCAAATTTATATATAGTATTAATATTAAGTATTGTACTCTTATATGATTTAAAGAAATTTATAACTTCATACATATACATTTTTATAGATTCTGAAGATACTGTAGGAATTCTATACCATAAGAATTTAAAATCGTCAGAGTCCATATAAGATTCTATTATATATACAATATCATTAATAGTATTACTAATTTTAGAAGTCCTTTCATCTTTATCTTTTATATCTCTTATATCCTGAATAGATTTATATAAAATAGGATTTTTATCTTTTATAAAATCAGTATATCCTGTTGCAGTAGTACCATCCGATTTTTTAAAGAATTCCATATTAACTTCAGTTGTTAATAATGCATCGTATAATGATTTATAAATATCGTATATATCTTTATTATCAGCCGTTCTCATTTCTTTACATATGTGATCATATACTTTAGTATTTTGTGTGAATATATACATCAATTGATTATATGTCAATATAGATGAATCTGGTATTTGAAAATCTGCTACTCCTAATTCTTCTAAAGTATAACCTTTATTAGCTACATAGTTTCCCAATAATTCTAAATTAGCTTTAAAATTAAAACCATTTATAGTAAGAACTTCTGTTGGTTTATATAATATATTATCAGTGACTCCTATATACATATAACCTAAAGCAAATAAGTATACTAATATATCGGTAAATTTAAAAGATGTTATTGTACTTATTGTAGGTATTTTTAATAATAATTGATCTTCTATAAATACATCATCAAAAAGCATATTATAAAAATATGTAGTTTGAAATGATAATTGAGTCATTGAATATACACTATCTATTGACATATACTGAGATCTAAGAATGTTAAATTCATAATCGATTATTTTTTTTCTTATATATTCATGGTCTTGATCTCCATCCCAATATTTATCCTGAGAAACAATTTCGTCATAAGAAAATTGATTAATAGGTTGATTTATATAATTATCAGGTATTTTATCAATAGGAACTTTGATAAATTTTAAATCGTAATTCGTAGAGTCATCTTCATTAAAAGTATAATTTCCATCTGAATCTTGTAATCTTTCTTTTAATATATAATATTTAAATACTTCTATATTGTCAAATCCAAATAAAGAACTAATATCAACTATACTCTGATGACTAGCTCTATACTTTTTTAATCTATTTAGATTTCGTACCATTGCTAGTTGATACTTCTTTGGAATATCAGGAAAATAATCTATACCATTAGATTCAAATATCAATTCTATAGTTTTTAAATCAAATATATCTCCTTTTATAAAGAAGTCAGGAATTTTAGCAAATATATCAGATAAAGTAGTTATAATAATAAATATAGATATAAAGGCATCATAATTATCTGATTTATATTTATATGCATCAGAATAAACTCTTTTCATAGTATATTGTCTATTTATTTCATAACTAGATTCAAATCTCTTAGATATTTCTACTGGGATATCTGTAGGTAAATATAACAATTGAAATTCTAAAGCTTTTCTAGCTTTATATATAGAAACCTTATTAGAACCAATATGTTTCAGGTATTTAGAATTAGGGTATTCCAATATTAATATATCAATAATACCTAATACTTGTAAAATATCTTGTTCATCTTTACTCATTTCATGTATTTTATTATTTAGATTTATAGTATATAAAGTAGTATCTATATAACTTTCATTCAATGTTATACCTATATCTCCTATATCTGGAAGACCATTAAGCATTCGATAATAATTATTTAATTCATTATATGATTTTAAATATATATTAGTTCTATTGTTTATTATTGTTTTTTGTATAGTCGATGGTATAGTCAATGGGCTTTCTAAATAACCATCTATATATATTGAATCTAATCCATATGATAATAATTCATCACGACTATATGAAAAATTAGATATGTTGGCTTTGGAATCTAGACATTTTATATATAAATCTGAATTTTTGATTGAGTCTAATGATTCGTATTTATTAGCACTTGTTTGATCTTTTATCTCTATATCTCTACATATAATTTTTGAATAATAAACCAATTCATCTACTAATGGTATTGTATTACTGTTTGTAATTTTCTTTATATCACTCATTATATAATACCTCCTCTATCTTATTTATATGTGAAAAGATAAAAAATAAAGAGAGTATTAAAACTCTCTATTTTATATACCTAAAGCTATTAGTATACCATTTAATCTATGTAATGTAAGTCTTATGTAAAATTTTATCCTTGATTTTATAGGTTCATTCTTTAATACAACTTTTACTAAACTCTTATTTACTGCATGTAATAACCAAAAATTTACATCATAATTATCCATTATTTCTTTCACAGTAGTATTTCTTGTAAAATATCGGTACTCATAAATTCCATTGTCGAATATATAGCTTGAACAATCTACATCTACAATCTTAAGACATCCAGTACATAATGGAGTTTCATTAATTTTAGTAGCATATTTATTAGTATAAAATTTAGTACCTCCACAATTAGGACAAGTTATATAACTTTTTTGCTTTTCTTCTTCATGTCTTTTTTCCTTTTGCTTTTCTTCTTCATGTCTTTTTTCCTTTTGCTTTTCTTCTTCATGTCTTTTTTCCTTTTGCTTTTCTTCTTCATGTCTTTTTTCATTTCTTTTAATATTCATAAAGATATCAAAAGAAGCATTAGTTTCTCTATATTTTATAAATTCATCAACAATATCACTATTTGCTGAATTAAAAGGTGGAGTTTGTGGTGGTCGTTGTGGTTGTACTGGTGGAGGTGAAGTTTGTTGTGTATATGGATTGTAATTTGTATAAGGATTATTTTTTACTGGATTAGAGTATTGTGAAGATTGATTTGGTGGTTCTTCATATTTAAACATAATCTTTTTAATTTTAAATTGAGCTTCTTTTACTTCTTCCAAAGTATTTCCATTAGATATAGTTCTATTTTTTAATGCTTGTATTTTTCTTTTATCACTTTCTGATATTGGTAACATTTTAAACATTCCCCCCATTTAAATTTATTCAATAATATAATATATAACTATAATCTTTTTTGTTAAAATATAGAGATGACCTTAGCCATCTCTATACATATTCATGACAAGAGATTATAATTATGTTTGTCCAATTATTTATTTTTAAATTGTTTATAAATTTGATTGGCATAAGTAGAACAAGCTACAGTTAATATTCCTTGTATAAAAGAATTGATAGATAAGTCTTTCATTAAAAGCATAGACATTATAATTCCTATAGGTAATAATAAAATAGGAATAAATTTATCATCTATCTTTTCAGTAGATTTAAATAATGTACCTATATAATATAATACAGGTATTAGTATAATTGTTTTATCATTTATATAATTCATTAAATCCATAATATTTCTCCTTTCATCTATAGTTATTATACAGTTGAAACATTTTAATGAAAGGATGTGATTGAATTGAATGATTTTAATGCTTTCCCAGAGGTTGATTTTTTCTTGGATATGGAAGGAAACCCCACAATATCTAGCCCTAATAGTTGTTATCAGATAGCTTTCTATCAAACTCAAGAATCTCTTATGGATACGGAGGTCTATAAACAATTTCTTAAAAATTCTATACAAAGATTCAGACACTCAGTAACATACAAACATTACAAAGGATTCTTAATGGAAATGGGTTTGAATAGGTGTCAATTTATGAGTAATATAACAACAGATTTGAATGCTGATTCAAAATCAAAGCGAGATGCTATAACATTAGAGATGCATCATTCTATATTAACTATATATGATATAGGTTATATGATCTGTGAGCATACTCTAAAGACTCAAGGTAAAATCAATTCATTTAAACTATCAGAATTAATTAGACAAGAACATATACTTCATAATGTTCCCTTATGTTTCTTATCATTAACTCCTCACCAATTATATCATAATGATGATAATTTTTATATATCACCTAAAATGGTATTTGGTAATTGGTATGATTTTATAAATAAATATTATATGGGAATAAGTCAAGATATTGCATTTAAGATTATATTCTATCTTAAAAGATGTATGGATGAAGATGGATTGTCTAATGATAATAAACTGTTAGATTTAAGAAATAAAATAATGGATTGGTCTAATTGTGGTGCAGTAGTTAATTTTTAGAAAAAATAAAAGGTGGACAATTGTCCACCTTGTTTTTATTGTTTTAAATTAAATTCAGTCAATATTTCATCATAAAGTTTTCCAGCTTCATTATATTCTATATATTTATCTCTATTTGTAACATATGGTTTTAATTCTATTTTATCACCCCATGGTAATTTGGTTATATAATACCATGGACCAAAACATCCCATAGAATTTTGATACGAATCTTTGCCTAATTGAAAACCGAATTTTTCTTTTATTTCTTTTTCAGCTTCTAAATAATTCTCATCAAGAGATAAATACCCAGATGTAATTGAGATGTATCCTAATGGGGTATATATTTTTGATGGAGTGTTATAATAATATTCAACCATTATTCCTTCTGAATTTTCATCTACCTGATTATAATATTGATTTGGACTTTCATTACACAACACTGTCAGTACTTTGTGCTTCTCATATATTTCTTGAATATCTTTTCTAATTTTTAATGCTGTTAAAACTTTTTCTTTAATTAATTCTTTATTCATTTAAATCTCTCCTCTATTTTATGTATCAAGCTATTCCTAATTTTTCTTTGAATCTTATATCTATTCTTTTTAAGAATCTATAATAAGCATTTAATGTGTAAATGAAACATTTTATTTCGCCCACACTTGTACCTTTTTCTAGATTATATATTTCATAAATTTTGTCCATTTGTAATATGTAAGTATTTATATCTTTTATTTCTTGAGTAAATACTTCTAATTCATTTATGTCATTTATTAATGTTTCTATTAATTGGTTTCTATTTGAATATAGATGTTTTATCATTTCATTATCTACTTTAGTAAATACATATACTACATCATGTTCTTTTAATAATTCAACACTCCCTCTATTTAATCTTTGTATTACATTAATAATTTCTTTCATCATATTCAACACTCTCCTAAATAATAATATTATATTTCACTATTATAATATACAGTTATAATATTGAACTTTTACTAAAAAACATATAAGTAATTAAAATAAAGAAAGGATGTGTTTTTATGTCATTAAATTGGATACAGGATGATAATAGTAAAAAATGGTTTGCTTCGGAAGATAATGTAAATATTCTAGGATGGAAAAAAGATAATGAAAAATGGTATCATTTAAATGATAAAGATGGTTCATTGGATACTGGATTTTTCCAAACAGCAACTAATCAAGACCATTGGTTTTTTTCTTATTCGGAAAAAACTGAAAAAGATGGAGATACTCATTATGTTGGTGAAATGTCTACAGGATGGATTGAATATAAAGGAAGTTGGTATTATTTATATCCTCAAGAAACTGGCAATTATGGAATTAAATATCAAGAAGGAGCTATGGCTACTAATTGGGTGAAACTTGGAGATAAACAAAAATGGTATTATCTTTTAGAGAAAGATACATATTATAATGGAATGACTTATTCTAAAGGTTCATGTGTATGTAACACTATATTAGAAATTAATGGTCAAAATTATTCTTTTGATAAGAATGGTGTGTGGCAATTGGATTATTCAAGATCAAGCGATTCGTTAGTATCCGATTCATTAGTTTCTTATGTAGCTGGTTGGGAATCGGGAGAATGGAGTTCAGAATCAGAGAATGCATATGAAGATCCATATTATCCAGGAGATCAAAGATATTGGACTATTGGTTATGGTACATGTTATTGTGCAATCCCTGAAGCTTTCCCTAACGGATTGAGTTCTACATGTACACAAGACCAAGCCTTAGGTTGGTTAAAACAAGAAATAAATTTAGTAGCAAATACTATTAAATCTGCTTTAGGTGATAATTATAATTCTATCTCACAACAAGCATTTGATTGTTTATGTGATATTGGATATAATGCTGGTACTGGAGCTGTAATAGGAGGTAATACTTGGAAAGCTATTATATCAGGTGATTCAGATTTAATAACAACTAAATTGATGAGTTGGAATAAGGCTAATGGTGTAGTAAGTTCAGGGTTAACTAAGAGATGTGAATCTAGGGTTGAAATGTGTTTAAATGGAGTTTATAATTCCGATCATTAAAATTATAAGAGTGGTTATTCCACTCTTATTTTTTATATCTTAAACTTTTAAATAATAAAAAATATTAAGGAGTGTTGATTATGGAATTTTATTACGGATATATAATTATAGTTACGGTTATTATATTAAGTCTACTAGCTAGACGTATACAGGTAAAAAATAAATGTGATGTCATTATGACTAATGCTGAAGTTGTCGCATTAGATAGACAATTTGTAAATAATATGGATGTAATCCCAATGTTGGATATATTTGTAGAGGACTGTATGATAAATGTAATATCTAAAAATATAGATTATGCTAAATTACAATCTGTATCCAGAGATAATCAAATAGAAATACTTAATCTAGTATCTAATACAGTATCAGAAAGAATTTCACCATCTTTAATCAATAGATTGTCAACAGTATATAATAAGAATTGTATGACGGATGTATTGGCTGAAAGATGTTATTTAAAAGTATTAGAATGGGCTAGAGAAATAAATGGACAAAAATATAAATCAGATGATGAAGCTAAAGAGTTTAATTTTAGTTTTGAAGCAGACGAAGATAGATAAAATATGGATATGGGTCAACCCCATATCCTTTATTTATATCTAAATTTTATTGATCCTATGTATCCCCACAATTCTCTTATTATATTTAGATTACATATAGTATTTATATGTTTTAAATCATCCCTTTCTATATATGGTAAATAGTTTGAATGATTCTTGGTATTTATAATATATCTAGACATATTATCGAAATTACGATAATATTCAACATCTAACTCTAATCCTACGTATAGTTGATTAAATGATGCTATTAATTTAATGGTCTCTTCTACACCTTCCAATTCAGCAGACTGAAATACAGCTAATAAAAAATCTAAGAAGAAATTCTCATGTTTAACTAACTCTTCAGGTTTCATTCCTTTTATTGTTATCTTCTCTTTTTGAGAGAATGAATCGTACATATAATATGCTTCTAAATCTTTATGATCTAGACTATAAAATGAAGAAAAAGTGTTATTATTGAGAAATTCTATATTCTCAAACTTAGTAATTTTGGCTGTTTTATTTATCAAGAATATAGCATCATTTCTTATTGACAATACATCTGTATCTGATATATCATTAGCTTCAAAAAATAACTTTCTAGATTCCTCAATACCTTGTTGTTTTATTTTTATTATCTTAGGATTGTTCTTTTCCATTTTACCTATAGTAATTTGTCTTTCCATTCTAGGACATTTTAAAAAGTATTGATATTGACTCTCTGATAAAATTCCATATTTAAATAATATATTAATATTAGCTTTAGATATATCATACTCTCTTATTAATTGAGAAATTATAAATGGTATTTCAGCTTTGTATCTTATATGTTTGTATAATTTACTGCTCATAAATTAACACTTCCTTAATATTTTTTGTTAAAAAATAGAGTAGGAAACCCTACTCTATAATTTTATAATTAGGGGTAATGATAACATCAGTAATATGTTAGAAATATTTTGAAATATTATCATTTGTGATTATTGATTTTTTGACAATATCCTCACCATTTTCCATTACAAATAGATTTAAGAATCTCTTTCTATCTTGTTCAAAATTATATAATGAACTTTTATTCATTATAACTTCTTGACCATATTCATAGTCTTCAGGATTATAACAAATAGTGGAGATAATATTATATCTTTGTTGTAAAAATTTTTGTAATGATTCTGTAATTACATCCCAACCATCTCCCATAGTAATTAATATGACTATACTTTTACCTTCAAATACTGGAACTATTATATTCATCAATTCCATAAACACTATATTATTCTCTAGAATAAATTTGGCATACATCATATCAAATAACTTTGGTTCTAATGATGTACACTCATATGGAGGTGCTAAGTTTACTCTTTGGAATCCCATTTTAAAAGAACTTAAATTTAGAAAATATGTATCTTTTGTTATATACAATTTACTCAATGTATCTGATGTCATAAATGTAACCATATTAACTAACCTCTGTGAACCATAGGTTTTAAAAATTTACCTATAGTTTTCACTTGTTCTTTATAATTATAGAAGTATAGTGCATAATCTTCTAATGTTGGATTAGGATTCTTTAAATATGGTTTCATATCCATACTTAATTTAATTATAACATTATCAGAAAACCATTCTGATTTAGGGAAATCCATAAATAAATCTTCTATTGTATAGAAATTAAATAGATATAATAATTCTATTATATTCTTAGTATAATTCAAATCAAAACTACAAGGTCTATCCATATTAGTTCCTATAATTCCTATAATCAATCCAAACGTGATCCCTGCAAACTTCATCAATTGTGGTACAAAAGTATCTGCATGATCTTTTGAGGTATACAATATGATATTGTTTCCTTTACATAGAGATGCTATTATAAGCATAAAAGTAGTCAATGGTTCTTGACTTTGAAGATACCTAAAATAATTAGTTTCAAAAGCTTCGTTACCTTCTTCTATTTGAGACATAAATGATTGATAATCTGGAAGTAGGGAACTGGCAATATTCCCTTGTTGTGCTCTGATTGTTCTAAATAGATTCTGATCTATATCTTGACCATCTTGTAAAAACATAACAATTGTATTAGGTGCTATGCATTGATGTACAACAATATTAGGATCAGTCGTTAAATATATATCACCAGTAATCATATAATATATTCCCCTTTCTTAATAATCCAATAATATGAAATCATGAAATGGATCATTTAATATATTTACAAAATCGAATAAACTTTGTCTATATTCTTTAGATAATGATTTTAGATCATATGAAGCTATCATTTGTTTTAATTGTTCATACTTTTCTTTATTTAATATTTGATAATTGATTATCTCTTTATCTTTTTCATCATCATATAATTCTAATGAAATACAAGAATCTTGTACTTTGTCTAAAAAGTAAGCTATAATATCACTAAACCATATATTTGATTGTCTTGATACAAATTCATCACAATATTTATTATCTATTTTTTTATTCCCTTTACATAATATTAAATTAGTACTCATATATTCTCCTTTCTTAATATAAATGATCGTTATCTTGATCTACTTTTTGTTTCATCTTTCTGATCTTCTCTACATATTCTACATCATCTTCTTGATTGTATTCTGTATTGATTTGACTATTTTCTTCAAAATCCGAATCTTTTAAATTAAATTTATTAAGTATATTTTCTTCATCATCTTCTTCGTCTAATATATTTTGATTTATTATCTCTCCAAGATTAGAAGGAATTTCTAATTTATCTTTATGTATTTCTGTAGTAGATCTAACTCTTACTTTTTGTTCTATGATATTAGGAATATTAGTTTCAGATTTAGATTGCTCTTTAATTCTATTTCTTCTTCCATTAGGAACAAAATCATCATAGATTTGTTGATCCTTAGTAGATGGAGTTATTCTATTAGATGATCTATCTATAAAATCACTTTCATTACCACCTATAATTGATTCTAAATTTTCTCCTTGATATAAATATACTTTTGACATAACGTCATTCACTCCTTTTACATATATTATATTATTATCAATACTTGATTGTAAATCTTTTGCGAAGTATCTTTTTCCACATTTAGTACATATTATATTATCAAAAGTCTTATCATAATCTATAAGACCAGAACAATTAACCCCAGATGCTTTGTCCTTTAATGTGCAATATAACTTATTACCATCTAATTTATACATGTAAGGAAAGTCTAATAGTACAGGACCAAAACCTTTCCTTACACCATAATTTTGAAAGAATTCTATACAACCAATATCATCTAGAACATATTTACCTATTATTCTATTTACTATTAAATCAAAAACATCTTCTGCTACTTGTGCAAATTCTTCAAATAATCTAATTGGTTGTACTACCTCTGTAGTGGATACTACACCACATGAATGTACATCGAATATTTTTGTACAGAATGGTTTTAGATAGAATTGATTTTCATATTCTCTTAAAGAATCAGATAATCCTACAGAATCAAATGCTATCTTAAGACAAAATGAATTGTCTTCTAAATATCTATATATGACCCTATTTGTCCCAGAAAACCATCTTCTAAATCCCTTAGAGTATACTATTTCATTAATTAACCTTTTCTTTTCCTTAACATTTCCTGCTAACTTATTTGATTTTGCGATATTATATAATTCATATATTTCAGATTCTATAAAGAAATTAGAAACATTTGGACCCATTAAAGCATCAAAATGGAATTCTAATGGGCTTCGTTCTTCATTATAAAGAATATCTAGCACATTAACTTTACTCACACCCCATATCCTCCTGCATTTCTTTTTTCTATTTCGATCAAGATTCTATTCATAAAATCCTTTCTTGCAGCAACATTTTCAGATTTTTCTTCATAGTGAGGAAGATTAGATTCTAAATCATCTATAGATACATTCATAGGTCCATTGTTGTCATACATACTGTTGAAATAATCAGATGAATCACCTTTGTGTACTCCTACTAAACTTTTATAACTATCTTTATTATATAATCTAGCCAAGTTCTCTGTGTTTCTTTGTTTCTCTTCATCTCTTATTATATCATCTACCAGATTGGCAGACTTATCCATGAATTCGTTGAAAGTACAATCTTTAGGAACTAATGTTTGTCTATAATCATACACTTTAGACTGTGCCTCAAATATAGCAGATGATGTTTGATTTTCTGGTATGTTATAGAATGTATTTAATAACATCATCTGATTTTTTACTTCTTTAGATACATCTTCTTCAAACACTGGATCATATAATTCTCCCATTAAAGATTCGTTTACTGTCTCATTACTACATTTACTAGCAGACATACTGATAGCTTTCATAACGTCACCTTGTTGTCTCATTTGTTCTTTCATATGTATTTGTTCTTGTTTTTTCTTTTCTTCTTCTAGATATGGATTGTAATAATTATAATTGTTAGTATAATATCCTCCCATATTATTATATCCAGCAGAAGATATTGGTTCACCTAAATGATTATATCCAGCAGGTTCGGAAGATGGACCACCAATTGGATTGGGAGGGATATAGTTATTGTTATTAAAAAACTGCATAATGTTATCTCCCTTCTAAGATCTATCAGTTCTATAATATATAACTATAATTTAAATTCGTATTCATCATAAAGTTTTTCTACAGTTGCACATTTTTCATTATATATTTTCATCATTCTTAAGAAATATTCACCAGTTATTTCTATCTCTGGTTTAACATGTCCAAGATAAAAACATATTAATTCTACAAATAGTTTCATTAAAGTATATGTGTACACATCAGCTATTCTTCCTACCACATGTATCATTCGATTAGAATCTATTGGGTCGTTGTTAACTTCACCTAGCATGTAAATATTAAATAAAGTTTCAGCTTTTGTCATTCCTTCTAAAAAGAAATTTTGATAAATTATATTAATATCTTTTAACTTTCCATCTATTATAAAATCACCAAAGAATGTATTATATATATGTATTGAGGTTATACGGAATAATTTCTCGCAATTATAGCGACATGAACTATCATCTGAATTTGATCTTAAGAGTGAATTAAATAACATTTCACCTAAAACTTCTCTTTTATCAATATTAGTAATATCAGAATTGATATAATTACATAATTGTCTTGTGGTTGTTGTTAATAAATATTCTGTTCTATTTCTAAATAAATCAGCGATATTACGTGAGTTTACTCTATCAGCTATGAACTGTTGCCTACATAAATTATCATTCATAGTTTGATATATAGTCCTCACATTTGGTGCTCCTGGGAACATGTCGTCTCTTCTCATAAATGTTTTTAATTCTGATGTTATCATTTTTTCCATTTTTCATTCTCCTCTATTATAAAATTTTTATTGAAAATATTTAGTAACTAAGTTTTTTATAGAATTAATATCTACAATTATATTCAACCTATTCAATTCTATTTTTATTGATTCTGATAAAATATCTGAATTAGATTTGTCTAACTGCTCTTCAAAGTAAATATTAGTTAAAACCTTATCAGTTATTTCTATTATATTATTAGATTGAATCGAAGGTAAATTATTTAAAGCTGATATAAAATCTGTAAGTTCTTTTCTAAAGTTTAATCTCTTTAGATATGTATTAGAATAATTTGTAACATTAACAGATCTTTGTTTACTAGGAACATAATCATTATCATCTAGATGATTATTATATTTTGGAGATAATCCTTGTAAGTTTTGTTCCTCTTGCCATGGTAATCTTATTAGATTTGGTTGTTGTATTCCAATGTCATATTGTGATGGTAGATAATTATTATCATTATACATTGTTTATTCATCCTTTCTTAAATTGATTTGTTATATTTCTAAATTGTTCTAAACCTTGTTTATTATTATAGAAGTCTCTATAAACCATTTTTTCAGTTTTCATACCTATTAAACTTTTCTCTACATTATCTAAATAAACTTTTGTCATTATATCTACTTCATTGTTATACTTAGATAGATTTTCTATTAAATTAGTAGAAGGGTTTATATTGTTTATTGTTCTAAATACATTAATAGCGTTGTCTACTGAATCTTTATTCTTTACATCAACATGTCCTTTTTGATGATAGAAATTTATGTAGAGTTGATTGGTAATTATGTCATCGATTATGTTTTTAAATGTATCTTGATTTTCTACAGGTTTTCTAGAACTATTTACAAATGATCCATTTTTAGCATTCTTTATCCATGAATCTAACCATACATTTAATCCTGATATACATATATTAGAATCGGCAAATAGATTTATAACTCTAAATCTATATTTATACATATTAGCAAGAAAAATTCCTAATCTTACTGCTTGTATTTCTCCAGAGTTATTAGTAGAATCATAAGATAAATATGCTTGTTGATTACAAATATAAGGCAAACCATTGAACGTGGTGACTGCGACTGCACCTGGGCATGCTATAAAATAGTTTCCTACCATTTTTACAGAAGCATCTGTAAACACATTTAAAGTATAAGGATTAAAAATTTCATCTACAATTAAATCCTTCATATAATACATTCCCCCTTTGTACATCTATATAATATATAACTATAAATATAATTATATACCTATCCCTTTCTCATTAAAAAATAGAGATAGCCTAAGCTATCTCAAATTGAGTGTGTATTAAATTAAGATGTTTTTTATCAATTTATAGTTATATTTGTTGTATTTATTTACATTCACATTTCTTCTTACCACATTTCTTACACTTAGTTTTTGATGTAGAATTCTTTGTTGTTACTTTAATACCTTTTTCTTTTATATCATCAATAGTTTTCTTTATCTTCTCTTTTTCTTCTTTACCTTTTTTCTTTAAAGATTTAAGTATAGAAGCTTTTTCATCAAATACCAGATAAGTATTAGACAAATTCATTCCTACTGATACATTTTCCTCAAGTTGACAAACTTTATCTAGAGCTTCTTTAATAGTACAATCACAATATTCTGATAGATTATATATATCATTATAATCTACATAATTTTCTGTACCAATTGAAGTTACTCTCTCTTGTACAGGAATATCCTCTACTCTATATATAAATTCCTCTGGCATTTCTGTACATTCAGAAAAGAATTGTTCTATATCAGAATCAATACTTTGTTCTGACATATGTTTATAGTTATTTGTATCAATACTAGCACATTCTTGCATAATACTTAAAGTCTTATCATTTAACATTCTTAGTCCTCCTTATATTTTAAATTACTTGTAAGTTCTTTGGTTTATCTCTTACCATAAATACTTTTCTATCATATAAATCTCTATCTCCTAATTTTAATTCTATAACAGGAGATGATTCTTGTTGTCTCAAAGTATCAATTCTTTGATTCATTTTTTCTACAATAGAATCATAAGTTGGTAATTGGTACACATCTGTCATATCTAAATATAAATAATTTCTTTCAATTAATCTTATATTCTTTGCTAAGTCTGAATTATATACAGAAGTATATTTTCTTATTTTATCTAATAGTAGTCTGGTTTCTGGTTCAAAATAAGGTTCATACATTCCTATAAATCTTTCTATATTCCCAAATACTTTATCCATAGGCACAAATAAATAATTACCATGTACCAATTCATGAACAGTTTCTGATAATGGGACTAATCCCACTAATAAAGAATAATGTAGATACATTACTTCTTCTGCTACTAAATTCTCATTTATAGAATGTCTCATTCTAACACGTTTATTATAGATTGTTCTAGTAATATCATATAAAGTAAAAGGTTCATGATGAATATGGATTTTGATCTTATAATTATTCTCATTGGAAACATTTTGCATGAAAGCACATTTATTCATATCCATATTATCTCTTAGATAATTAGTTAGTTGTCTATACTCAAATGAACCACGGCATATTTTTTCTATGTTACCCATGTATTTTGAGAATTCTTTTTCATTCATTAAATCATAATCATCTACGTCAAATTTAGGTACAGATGGTATTTTATGAACATGTGAAGGATTAGGATCATTGTCAAATAAAATCTCCTTAATTTCATACGGGTCTCGCATAACATATCAACTCCTTTTATTGATATGTTTTGATAAAAAATAAAAGGCTAATTAAAGCCCTCTATTTTTTAAATGTATTTGGATATGCATTATTAATTGCATCATATGTAGATCCATTGAAAACCGAAGAAACCATTCCTATTAAACCATTGTCTATAAATAAATTAGCTAAATTGCTAATATTTTTTATATCCTTAATATTAAGTTTTAATTTTTCTTCTATTAACCATATCACAGCTTCTTTAGAAGTTTCTTTGTCCCAATAGTTATTAGCTACTCTATTAAATTCCCATCGTTTAAATTTATTTGGATAAGCTGAATTTATAGCATCATATGGAGAATTATTAAATTTATCATGCAACATGCTATATAATCTTGTATCTTTAAACATTTCAGCTGATAATTCTTTTTTCAATTCATCATCTGTAAGTTTTAATTTTTCTTCTATTAAATATATAATAATTTTATTAGCGTTATCTAAAGCTTCTGGTTTTTTCCAAAAATCTGTTGGAAATCTTTTTATATATTTACCTGCTAATACATTTTTATATATTTCTATAGCAGAAAGATTTAATAAATCAGATTTAAATTCCTTTTTTGATTTATATTTTTTCATTTATTTTCACTCCTTACTTTTTTAATCTTCTATTAAGAACTATACCAGCTAATGTATAGATATACATCCTATTAATTTTAGTAAAATCAAATTGATTACTATAGGCTTCTTTCTCTATATCTTGGTCCATGTAACCTTCTAAATTGGTTATAGTTGTATATTCATTTAAGAATTTCTCTTGTGAATATCTACCTTCTATATCTTGTTTATAATGGGTTAATTCATGCACTATCGCAGCAGTAATATTAAGGAATAATTCACCATAGTTTTTGAGTTTAAAAAGTTTAGCTAATTCATAAGGACATATAAACAATTCTTTTGTATCGAATTTATATAACCCATAAACAGTAGGTAAGTCAAATGATGTACATAATTGGATAAATGGGGCTGATTCTATATTTAAATATTCTTTAATCTTTGGTAGTACAAGACCTATAAATTCTATACAATCTTCTGTAACTTTCTCATCTACTACTATTGGTTTTTTACTCATATAATGTTTTAATGTTTTTATAAATACCATATTAATACGCTCCTTTAAAATAATTTATATTGTTTATTCATAAATATAATATACAATTATAATAAAGTATTTTTACAAAAAAGAAAGAGGAGAATTATCCCCTCTCTTTGATTATTTGTTATAATTATTTTTATATTTTTCATAATCTGAAATATCTAATTTATTTATAGAAAATAAATAATCTAAATAAGATTGAGCTAGGCTAATTTCTTTTATTTGTTTTCTATTTTCTATAAGCTCATCATATAATCTCTTATTGTTATAATTATTATAATCATGTTGTTCCTGTTCTATTCTTCTATCATTTTGATTTTCTTCTATATCTAATAATTCTTTTCTAATTCGTTGAGCTATTATAGAGTCTCTTAACAACATCGCTATATTTAATATAGATCTTTTGTTTAAAAGTATGTTGCTATTATTTGCAAATCTTTGATTATTGTATATGAAATATCCTTTCATATTAATTATTTTAGTAGAGTTCATTTCGAACTCTACTAAAGGTTCCATATCTTCATACACAGAATTAATCATATTTTTAATATCAGAACCAGATAATATTTTCATTCCATTTTGTAGAAGTTCATCTCTATTTCTTTTTATAACAGTATTTATAGTATCCTCTGGGACTTCAAAGTATTCTGCAACCATTTTTACATTACAATAATTTAAATGTGATAGCGTCATAATATTTTTAACTTTTGTCATTACAAAATCATTATTTAACATTCTATTTCTGGTAGATACATCAGTTAATATATCATCTTCAGTTGATATAATATTACTCATACATAATTCATAAGGATTATTTGTTATTGGAAATTGAACTGGTTGAGTGTTAAAATATTGGTTAGAATTGCTTTCTAATTGATTTGATATTTCAATATTTATTTCTTTATCTCTTTTCATAAAGTTTTTCATATTATCATTCTCCTTTTAATTTTGTTATATTAATCTAGGTTTATTTTTATTAAATATTACAAACTCTTCATTCAGTAAATTATTTACATAGATATCATCAAACATGATATCTGATTCTATATAATAATATTTAACTCCATTTTCTAATTCATATTCATCTGGTAAATTTATGGTTATATCTTTAATTTTCAATGATATTAAACTAGAGAATAATTTATCATTATTTGTATATATAAGGGATAAAAACATTGGTAGATCTGGATTTATCATATATAATTCAACAAAATTATTTTCTTTATGTAATACATCAACTGATACTACTTCTAGTTCACCGTTAGATGATATTAGATATATAGGATCATAATTATCATTTACTGTTTTACATATAGAGTTCTTATTATATTCCATTTCTTTAGATATTTTTAATTCATATATTCTCCCTAAAGAATCTTTTATAATAAATTCAGATTTATCATCCATAAAATATTTATCCTTAATATATATTATAAATTTTCCATTATAATTATAATATTTAACTATAAGACTATCACAAAATATTTCATCTTTATTATTTTTTAAAGGATATTTCCATATGGTAATGATTAATAATTCTTTATCTTTTGTAACTGGTATATTTATTATATAATTATTATTAAAGCCAATTAATTCAAATTTATCTATTATTGTCTTATATTTCTTAATATTTTTAATCTTATTATTATCTTTTGTTATTTCTTTATATTCCTCATAATTTAATAATATTGATTCTTCACCATTGTCTTCATTATACTCAAATTTTCTGTCATCCCTTAAATATTTAGTATGTTTAATTTCAAATTCTCCTCTTAAGTTTTCAATCTTTATTATATTATCAAAATTTAAATTAAATTTCATATCATTTTCTCCTTTATTATATTAAAATCAGCAGGCAATTTTTCTAATTCTAACCATCCCATATCCAAGGATACACCACAATTATATATCCCTCTACCAATCCATTTTTCTAATATATACCATGCTCTTTTATAATTAATTCCAGATATTTTTATTATTTCTCTTACACTTTTATCTCCACGTGTTAATATCATGTAAAATAACATTGTTTCTTCACTTTTCCTAAGATTTAATAATCTTTTATATTTTAATATATTCATTTTAATCTCCCCTTATTAAAAATATAAAATAAAAAGAGGGAACTAAGTCCCTCTCTAATTAAAACATCCCTAATCTACTATTTCTATTCATAGTTCTTAAATTATACATAAGATTATGCACCCTAATACGAGATGCTTCTTTTGCTTTGAGTTCATCTATTATTTCATTTTCTAAAAGATTCATTATTTCTTCTATTGAATTTGATTTGATAAGTTTCTCAAAGTTATATTTTATTGGAGAAACAAACTCCGATTGTTCTTGAGTTAGATTATATTCTTTCATAAGATATTCTATTCTAAGTTTATAATCTACATCTCCACTTCTTTCTATTATGTAATATAATCTAGTATGTATTCCTTGTGATTCAAATCTACTCATTTATACCCACCACTATTTTCTTTAAAATATATTCTTGAACTTTTGCGGGACTATATGTAACACAATCTTTAAACTCATCTAATTCTAATATCTCTTTAGGATTTATGTCAAAACTCATACACATCTTAGAAGCTTGATCTTCGTCTAATTGACTTATTTCATATTTATAATCAAATCTACCAGATCTTTTTATTCTTTCATCAACTTTATCTATATAATTGGTAGTAGCTATAAATATTATATCTGATGGTGATTCTTGTCCGTCTAACCAATTCAATAATAAACTTAATTTTTTATTCTTTTCATTGAATGAGTTATCTTCATTTTCTGATAGATCAATTTCTTCTAATAATATTATTGAAGTTCTTATTCTGCGAGTTCTACCGTTAATATCATTAACAGTATTCTTTAATTGACCATA